AGTTGGTGCGGCATTCACTAGCTAATTCAAACTTAGCTTAATAAGAGCCCAAGAATTTCTTGGGCTTTTTTACCACTATAAATAGTGTATGTCCTATATAATTAAATGCCATACATTATTTGATGTTACAAATACAGGTGTATTGCATAGAAAACCTCCCGTAAACGTTAGCGAAGAACAAGTAAACAAATGGCAAATGAATAGAAACCGCCAAGTTAACTTTGATACATTGTTGCAAGTTATTAACTTACGCAGTCAACCTGAGAATACATCGGATGTAATTAAAGAAAGAGTTAACTTTAAAGAGTTTGGTAAATTTGGATTCTTGTTTGAAGATGAAGAGGTTCAAGACATGTATTCTTTCACATTCAGTATACATCACAAGAATGTATTTGATGATGGAATAAACAATTTGGGTGCATTATATCAAGACTGTGAAGGTGTCCCTATGCTTAAGATAGGCACAGAATGGAACAAACTACCTAATTTTTTAGATACTACTCCCGAACTAATGAATATATATTTTGAGGTGATAAGTTATGGTAATGAATGAATCTAATATGTTTTCTATACTTAAAAAATTATTGAGTAAAGACGAGATAAACAAACTTGAAGAAACTCTAATAATAGAAGATGAAAATGGGTATGTTCTATACGGGGAGTACGCTATAGTCAAACATGACATAGGTTTTAAAGTGACAAAATTTAACACTCATTTAGAAGAAACTTTCTATACACTCAGGAACGCTGTAATTTGGACTAGTCTGGACAAATGCAATAAAATCCTTGAGGCTAAGGATGTGTCTAACTTAGACAAGATGCTTGAAGGTACTTTAGCTAGTGCTGATTTACATAAGAAATTGTCTATGAAAACCAAGAACTTAGAAAACAAATCTTTATATTATGCTAAATTGCAGGAAGATAGGGTCAAGAAACGATATCTATTGGCTAAACTGGACCAATACGCTGAGACTGTAAAAGCATGGCAGTATAAAAGATACAAACAGGTGACAAAATAATTTGTCAAATGATAAATACATAATCAGTAACTCTGGGAAATACTATGAAACTAACAGAATTTAACGCAAAACAAACTACAGTCGCTAAAAAGGCACTGAAAGAACATTTCAACACATCTATCAATTTAGATAGCTTAAGTCTATACGATACACAACGTATGATGAGAAAAGTCAATGGATTGATGAACGAAATGCGCCAAACAAGCAATGGTCTTCATACAGAGAAGAATCCTGCATACTTGAAACTAGTATTCATGGAACAAGCATTGACACATCATTATGGTGAATTAAAAGCACTACCAATGTACAACACACGTATGGTGTTTGAGAATGAGGAAGTTGAGAAATCACAAGTCATTCTAGCCGCACAAGAAATGGTTGATGCATTGCAAAAGATGGTAGAACAAGTATCTGACATGCTTGTTAAAGAATTACCAGCTGTTGTAGATGGTGTTAATAGTGAAGTAGGTACAAACGAGGGTGAGAGTTTCAATCAAACCGTTAGCGAAGCACTAACTTCATTACAATCTGCATTAACACAAAGCAAAGGTTCATTACAATCTGCTCTAGGTTCTATCACTGGTCAAGGTGGTGGAATGGGCGATGATATGGGCATGGGTGGTGATGAAATGTCTATGGGTGGCGATGATATGTCTGGCATGGATGATATGGGTGCAGGAGAAGAATTAGGTGGAGAACAACCCGACGGTGAACTACCTGAACTACCAACTGAACCAGAAGAAGAAGAACCAGTCGCTGGCGTAGGTAGATCCGCACGTTAATATGAAACTTTTTGAATTTGCCGACGATGATCCGTTACGTGTAAAATTGGTAGCAGTTACTAACCAATTAAAAGACCGTATCGTTCAGAGTGGACAAACAATGACAACTGATGAGTTGTTAAATTTTTTAAAAGGAAATGATATAGTACTTGACATGTCAGATTTATTTGATATTGTTAAAAAAGATCCTTTAAAAAATATTATACATAACATAAACAAAGAAGAAGTAATCTTCAAAGGGCAAGAAGATACTAAGCAATTAGGTGGTGAGCCAAAAGTAGGTGAGCATGAAAAAACTCGTCAACAAATGGCTAGTAAAGCCTTAAAGTAACCAAATAGATTGTACTATGGAGAAATTTATAGTACAATTGCCATATGTATAATCCCACTAAATTTAAATATGAAGCAATAAAACGTATTGATACTCCAGAAGGTCGTAGATATGCAACACCCGATGGTGAGAAACTTCCCAGCGTTACAACAATCTTAGACGCTACCAAGTCAGAAGAAAGTAAACAAGCATTGCAAAACTGGCGTAAACGAGTTGGTGCTGTTCAAGCACAAGCAATCACTACAGAAGCCGCAGGTCGTGGTACACGTATGCACAAGTGGCTTGAGAACTATATAAAGACCGGCGAGACGGGTGAGCCCGGTAGTAATCCTTATAGCATACAAAGCCATCAAATGGCACAATCTATCATTCAAAAAGGTATGCACAAATGTACTGAATACTGGGGTACAGAAGTCCCATTATATTATCCTAAGATATATGCAGGGACAACTGACTTATGTGGAGTACATGATGGGAGTGAAGCAATCATGGATCATAAGCAGACAAATAAACCCAAGAAGCGTGAGTGGATTGACGATTATTTTGTGCAATTAACTGCATATGCTAATGCACACAATGAAATACATGGTACTAAGATTCGTAAAGGGGTGATTTTTATGTGTTCAGCCGCAAATGAATATCAGGAATTCATCATTGAGGGTACTGAATTTGACAAGTATTCAGACCTCTGGTTCAAGCGTTGCGAAGATTACTATTCAAAGTTCCTATAATAGTTGATAAATAGTATAATCAAACAAAGATTATACTTATGGCTATTGTACAAATTTCAAAAATTCAACATAGAACAGGTGCGAATGTAGACCTACCACAATTAGATATTGGGGAAATAGGTTTTGCTACTGACGAACAACGTGTCTATATAGGTAATGATCCTACTATAGTGCCACCAGTTGGTTTGGGAGCGACTACTCAGACCGAGATTCTAACTACCGCTAGTCCACTAGACTTTTCACGTTTAACAGGGTCTAGCAATTCATACTTAGAATTAACTTCCCCTGAAGCTGGACAACTATTAGGTGTTAGTGTAACATCAAACATAGCTACTGTCGTTAACGTAGGCGGAAATGCAGGAGGAGAAATTACATTAGGAGCTGTATCTGATGTAAAATTGGACGGCGGTGTAAATGGCTTTGTATTACAAACAGATGGTACAGGTAATTTATCATGGACTACTAATGGTACACTGTCTTATAAAATTTTAAGTTTAACGGATGCAGGTTCAGGTAATACATTGATTACCACAAATTCTGAGCATTATTTTGGCACAGGAACAAGTGTAACAATTAGTGGGAGTCTACCCTCAGGTACAATAGCAAACTCAATACAAACTGCAGGTTTTTCAGGAACTAATCAATTTTGGACTGCTAGAGTATCAAACACTACGTTTACTATACATGACGGGTCAAACGTAGCAGACGCCGGAAGTAAGATAGCATATAACGCATTGTGGAGTGGATATACTGCAAACAGTGGAACTATTGTAGGTCAAATCACTCCTTCAGGTAATGCAGTGCCTGGTGGTGCAAATACACAACTACAATTCAATGATACAGGCGGTGCATTTGGTGGAGACAGTAATTTAACGTATGATAAGTCAACTGGTATACTAGCGTTAACAGGTAACTTTGATGTTACTGGTTATGTTAACGGTGCAGTAGTAGGTTACTTTGATGGTGAAGTGGGTTCAGGTACAGCTAACATTGCTACATTTACTAGTGTTACTATCAATAATAATTTAGATGTTGGTGGATATATAACTACAACATATGTCTCTGCAAATAGCAATGGTGCAGGAGAAAATTACAAAGTTGGCAATGATATCTGGATAGGCGATGTTGACATTGTAAATACTATGCAACTTAAAGGTGTAACAAACTCTGCAAATGCATATATTATATTTGGTGATAGCGATACTAGTACATTAGGACGTAGTGGCACCGGCCCATTAACATATGATGGTGATTTTGAAGCAAATGGTAATGTTACTGCGAGTAATATTAATTTGAGTACATGGTCTATGTTTGCAAACATAGATGGATTATTTGCTACTGATGGTAGTAACACGTACTCCATCGATATTACTCCTGTGTGATAAATACTTAATACATTCTCATTCTGAGAATTTATGCGGTCCCCGCCGCGTAGTGGCTAGAACCCACAACTAACACAAGGAGAAAAACAAATGGGACGCCCTTTAAAAATAATTAAAAGCCAATCAGCAGCCGATCCAGATGGTGAAGTAGATAACGGTTATCCAAACGATGGCACAACAGACAATGGATTTAGCAGAAGCTATCCTGGTATTCTAGGTGGAGAAATTCCTGCTTTCAATAACAGTGACCAAATTCAATGTTCAGTTGCTATTGAGAAAAAACAATATGGTGTAGTTAACAGTACAGCAGGTATTACTGTAATCTGGGGTGATGGTATTACAGATTATGCAAATACAGTTAATGTTGGAGATTCTATTTATGTAGGTGATGCATTGACAGATCCTACTGTCGCGGCGGTAGGTACAGTTAATGCAATTAACACACCAATACCAACCATCACTATTGATGCGGCAACAGCAGGAACCACTGATGCTTTCACAACTACAGGCGCAGTAGACACTACAAATTTAGTTGCTAATGGACCAGTTGTGTTATCTACAAATTACGCAGGTTTAACTGGTGGTGTAGTTTACTATGTAAAAACAGTTATTGATAGTACAAATTTCACAGTTAGTGCTACTCCAGGTGGTGCAAAACTTGATTTGACTGTTGAGACTGTTAATATTACAGCACAACAATATCCAACAATCACATTGGATGCAGCCGCAACAGTTACAGTATCTAATAGCGCATTTACTAACTCTACTCCGGCAAGTAATGACGGGTATGTTATTCGTCAAAAAGGTAAAAGAAAATTCTTAGTTGTAGAAAAAAATTCAGTGCAAGATGAATTTATTTGTGCAGGCGGCAGTTATATGATTAGGGATGTAGGTACTACAGATTGGGAAGCATTGGGCGCAGGTCCAGATGCAGCCGCAGGTAAAATTTTTACTGCTTCAACTAACGGTGTTGGCTTAACTACTGATGGTTATGTTTATCCAATTGGTGTTTGCACATTAGTAAACGTAGCAGATGCAAGTTTGACAAGAAATCAAATGAACATTAACTTAAACAAAGCTAGTGGACCAGATGTGTTTGCGGCTTATGTTACTGACCACTTTGCTGTTGACTTCACTGACAATGGTATAGATGAAAATCCAGGTACTAAGTATATTGCAACATTGGACGGTGCAAGTGGCACACCGGACGATGCAACAGGCTTAATTTATGTAGCAGTTGATAACTATTGCTAATCAGTTTATACTGAGACAAAAAGCCGCTTCATGCGGCTTTTTTTATGAGGTTTTGTAATTTAGTTTGAACCACATCAAAGTTGATTGTGTTAAACAATCCGGGATGTAATGGCTTTGGATAATGTTCACTATCTAACCATGCATAACCGCAATGCTCATCATTTAATATGGGTATAAATTCATTATCAGTTTTACAAAAAAATGTGTGGTACGTAAATGTGTTATTGATAAATTTTTGAATAGGGACTAGTTTAGCGTTTTTTGGGAAGTATGATATTTCTTCTGTGCATTCTCTTTCAATGCCTTCAAACAATGTTTCATCATTTTCTATTTTGCCACCAGGTATACCCCAATTACCCGGATTCTTATTATCGTTTCTTAGTAGAAATAAAAAACGTTGGGTATTAGAAGCGTAAAAGAAAATTCCCGCAGATGTATTATTCATACTATGATTTATCATAGTATTAGATGACTATAGAATAATCACCCTGGTCATACCAACCTTCATAACTCTTCATCCACATAGCTTCGGCGTAACGGTATTGAATGTTTGTTGTTAAATTGGTTACATATTGTACATCGGTAAGTTGAGTACTGTCAAAACTTACTAACCAGTTAGAACCGTCATATTCAATTATATCATTAGCATTGGCTACTAGATTACCCCATGCAACTGCAGGTTCATCGTTGAGTATACTTCCAATACTTTCTACAATCAAATACCGTTGTCCTGCACTGGCTGCTGGTAGTCCTGAATCAGGGCCTTTAATCAAGGGATTAATGATACTATCTACAGGATCTAGTGTATTTTCAGGTAATGTATCTAGGTCAACATCAAATATCAATAGTCTATCATCATTTGGATTGTATGCTATTGTACCCACAATCTCTGTTTCCATATATGGATTCTGTAACCAAATCTGACTTATACCGGGCTTTATAGTACCGTAAGCATTTAACACACTCTTCCAATATAGGTCAGTAGACGGACTGTCAGGTAAATCAAGTGTAGTATTTCTAGGATAAAAATCTTGATTTGCCGGAAGTATTTGTAAACTATTTCCTATGTACAATATCTTATATCCATAAGGAGTAATTTTTTGTCTAGTTCCTAATAGCATATCATCGTCTTGCATATCGGTAAGAGCGTTGCCTTTGAAAATACTTGCAATGATTTTGTGAATAACACCTAGTTTCTTAATCTTAGCACTACTACTAATCCATACTGGCATATAAAATTTCCAAGTCATTACATCAATGGGATTACCTGTACCTTGCGGAATAGTTCTACTACTGAATGTTAATCCATCTTGGTATACAACACTTAGACTTGTCCAGTCAATAAAGTTATCTGTACTTTGTATTTCCATAGCAGGATTAAACAATACTCCTAACTGCTCAATCAATTCTAATTTCTGATTATAGTTAGTAGTCCAGAAGTCTACAGTGACTCTTAATGTATAGGGTACAGGCATAATACGTTCAACCGTAAATGCTTGTCCTTGTGTTTGTTCATATTGCCCTGTTTGTGTATTGAATGTACGTTGTCTTACTGATAGCTTATCAATGAAGTATGGATCTTGTGTGCGTTTTTGGTCGTATTCTAGTCCAGTAATATAATATGTAATCAATGGTGCACTGGGTAAACTGCTAGGACTATTATTAGCAATAACAGTTGATACTTGTCTACTACTATCCCCGTACATTATAGGAACACGAATTAAAATTTCATTACCTGCAGGATCTTTTCCTTTTGTAACGTACCAGTCACTAAAGATTCTTGCAAATTGAACTAGGAACCTTCGTATTTGATTATCATAAAAAAACTTTGCCATTTTGTGCCTTAATCGGGTTGAATTGTTAATAACGTAGAGAGCGGTTGTTGTTGTGGTATAACCGTACCATCTGTTAATGTAGTTGTTTGTGTATTGTTGATGAATGACCCGAACAACGTTTGGTCGGATGATGTAACATCCCCTTCAGCACGTACATTTTGGCTGATTCTAATCCATAGTGAACCGTCCCAACGATACAATAATTGTGGTAGATAATCTGTGCGTAAGAAATAATCACCTAAGCTAGGATTAACAGGGAATGTTATTCCAGAACCAACTGGTAATCCGTTTGGTGCAGTACCATCACCTATCATATACCCATCTGTATAGCCAAATCCTTGTGGACTACTACGTGCAATGAATTGGAATCTAGGATCACAATCAGCACGGAAATCCATTTCCTGAGATACTGTATATT